CAAGAACAATATGGTGTTTGTGAGGATGGAAAGGAATTATCGCGATTGAATATTGTCAGGCAATACATCCAAGATCGTATTGATGAACTAGAAAGGAAGATGAATGATTGAATATAAATTTGATGAAGACCAATTGATTAGGGAATTTGAAACATATATAGATAATACCTATAATTCCCACTACAGTAAGACCAAGTTTCAAGCCGCTGAATTTATTTTTGATTCTGGACATGGTGAAGGGTTCTGCATCGGAAATGCGATGAAGTACCTTCAGAGATATGGTCGTAAGAGTGGTTATAATCGTATGGATCTTATGAAGGTCCTACACTATGTTATCATGATGTTATACCTTCATGATATGAGAGAAGGGAAGGGAAAATAATGGATGTAGAGATTTCAGTTGATGAGTTACGTAAGCGTAAGATCATGGTAGCTACGCCAATGTATGGTGGTATGTGCGGGGGACAATACACTAAGTCTTCTGTCGATCTTGGTCAATATGCGACCAAATATGGTATAGATATTTCTTTCTTCTACTTATTTAACGAATCATTAATTCCTCGCGCACGCAATTATTTGGTTGACGAATTTATGCGTTCCGAGTATACTCATTTGATGTTCATCGATGCGGATATTGGGTTTGATCCGCAAGATGTGCTAACACTCGCTGCTATCGCTGATCCCGATAGTGATAAGGACATTGTAACTGGAGCGTATCCTAAGAAAACTATTGCTTGGGAGAAAATTAAGCGCGCGGTTGAAATGGGTGTGGCTGACGATGATCCTAATGTCCTTGAAAACTATGTTGGGGATTTTGTATTCAATCCTGCTCCTGGAATTAATGAAATTAAAATTACTGAGCCGGTCGAAGTTTTAGAGGGTGGGACTGGTTTTATGATGATTCAAAAGCGTGTCTTTGAAAAGTTCGGTGAGGCTCATCCAGAACTACTTTACACGCCCGATCATGTTCGGACTAAGCATTTTGATGGGTCGCGTCAAATTCATGCTTTCTTCGATACAGTGATTGACCCTGAATCTAATCGTTATCTGTCAGAAGATTATATGTTCTGTCAGTACGCAAGAAACCTTGGTATCAAGGTGTGGTTGTGTCCTTGGATGCGACTTAAACATATGGGCACCTACATCTTTGGAGGGTCTTTAGCAGCACTTGCTTCTGTGGGCGTTTCGGCTACAGCAGACGCAAGCAAACTTGGTAAAAAGACATAATGGAGAAAATGATGAAACTATCTACACAAACTATTGCGGTTCTACAAAACTTTGCTACCATCAATCAGTCTTTACTATTTAAAGAAGGAACAAGACTTCGAACCGTAACCCCACAAAAGACTGTCCTTGCGGAAGTTGAAGTTGATGATGAATTCACCCAAGACTTTGGAATTTATGATTTGGGACAGTTTTTATCAGCCCTGTCTCTTATTGAAGATCCAGATTTAGAATTGGGAGAAAATGGTATGACCATTGGTGATGGTAATGGTACTTCCCTTAATTATCGGTATACTGATCCATCTATGATTGTTCTTCCCCCTGATAAAGTAAAACCATTGAAGGAAGTAAATGCCTCGTTTGTTTTGTCTGATTCTAATCTTAAAGAGACTCTACAAGCTGCCCGTGTTTTGGGCGTTCCTGAGATTATTGTTAAGGGTGAAGATGGAGTTATCATCATTAGCGCCGGCGATTCTAAGAACAGTTCAATGAATTCGTTCAGTAAAAAGGTTGGTACTACAGACGATGAATTTGTTCACATCTTTAGGGTTGACAATATGAAGATGATGGTGTTACAATATAATGTTAAAATTTCCAAAGAAGGTGTGGCTAAGTTTTCAACTGAAGATGGCCGCGTAACTTACTATGTAGCAACAGAATTGGGGAGTTGATATAGTTAGAACATAAACATATCTTTATGAGGCTGTTCATTAAAATATTGAAAGGATTGTTATGACAGAATATCTTTGGGTTGAAAAGTACCGCCCTAAATCTATTAAAGAGTGTGTTCTACCTCAACACTTAAAAGAAGTTTTCCAAGCGTTTGTAGATCAGGAACAGATTCCTAATCTTCTTCTCAGTGGTGGTCCTGGCGTCGGTAAGACAACCGTTGCCAGGGCACTCCTGAACGAGTTGGATCTGGATTATTTAATCATCAATGGTTCAATGAAGGGTAACATCGATACACTTCGAACCGAGATTCAACAGTTCGCTTCGTCAGTGTCATTTAATGGTAAGCGTAAATACGTTATTCTTGATGAAGCTGACTATCTAAATCCACAATCTACACAACCGGCTCTCCGTAATTTTATGGAGGAATTCTCTAAAAATTGTGGGTTCATTTTAACTTGTAACTTTAAGAATCGTATCATTGATCCGTTGCATAGTCGATGTTCGGTTGTTGAATTTAATATTACTAAAAAGCAACTTGCTGGTCTTGCACCTCAGTTCATGAAGCGGATTGAGAATATTCTGAAAATGAAAGGTATTGAATACGATCAAAAGGTCATTGCTGAATTGATGATGAAGCACATGCCAGATTGGCGGCGTATCCTAAATGAACTACAGCGATACTCCGTGACGGGTAAGATTGATGATGGTATACTCGCTAACATGAGCGATGAGTCGTTTGACTCGTTGGTAAAGATGATTGGTAGTCAAGACTTTACTGGAATTCGTAAATGGGTTGTGGATAACAGTGATATTGAAACCGCTGCTCTGTATCGCAATCTATATACTCATGCCAGTAAGAATATGGAACCAGCAAGCATCGCTCAGATGATTCTTATCCTTGCTAAGTATCAATATCAAGCAGCGTTTGTGGTTGACCACGAAATCAATAATGTAGCCTGTCTTGTCGAATTAATGACAGATTGTGAGTGGTCATGATTGAATTCAATTTGTTTAGTATTACTTATTTTGAATCTGGTTATCCAGGATGGGTCGGACTCAATATTTGTGAAATTGAAACGGATTTTTTTGAACATTTTGGAGACGGCCGTTCGCTCTTTAGTATTGGAAAACAAGAACACGGATATTGGTTCATGGATCTTTTCTGGTTTCGTATCTTTCCCCGTGTTGATTAGGAGGGTTAAAATGAGTCCATTTGACTTTGTAACCGATATCAATTTAGATAAAAAAGATATCATGACCAACTCTGACAATCCGGAATTGGCACAGAAAACTTATAATCCATATTTAACCAATCGTGCGTTGTCTTACTTTCCTGATACTATCGATTTGGCGAATTTTATGAATATGTATCCAGATTTGGATAATAAAATGCAATATGATTTCTTGCTAAATAGTGTCAGGAAGCGTAAACGCTTCTCAAAATGGCATAAATCAAGCGAAGATGAGAACTTACCAATTGTCATGGATTATTATGGGTATTCAGTCAATCAGGAAAAGGAAGTGATCAGAATTCTTGATGATGAACAAATAAATTTTATAAAACAAAAAATGGATAAAGGTGGTATGAAATGACAGATTTAAGTAAAATGGTTGAAGTCCGTCTTAACGCGGAGGACGACTTTTTAAAAGTTCGCGAGACTCTTACTCGCATTGGCGTTGCTTCTAATAAAGATCGTAAATTATATCAATCTTGTCATATATTGCATAAGCAAGGTAGATACTTTATTGTACACTTCAAAGAACTTTTTGCACTAGATGGAAAGCCTTCAGATTTTAATGAAAATGAGGCTGATATTTCGCGCCGAAACTCAATTGCCAATCTTTTGGATCAATGGGGATTGGTTATGCTTGTCGATCCTGATAAAACATTATCGCCCGTAGCTTCTTTGAATCAAATTAAAATTTTACCATTCAAAGAAAAGAATGAATGGGATCTTGTGGCTAAGTATAGTATTGGGAGAAAGAAATGATGTTTGGCAAACTTGAGGTTGATGAAAAAGGGTTAGATACATTAGATACCCGAACACTGTTAGTAGAGGCTAGTAAGGCACATTTTGAATCGCACATTTTAAAGCATCAAGCTAACATTGAAGTTCTTTTACGTCATACATCTGGGTTAGCGGAACATCCTGATATTATGGATACGATTGAGAAGGAGCTAGAGACTATGGCTGAGTATGATGATAAATTAGAAATGTTGAAAAAATATTTCTAAAAGGGGTTGACATTTGTTTTCATATCAATTATATTAAGTTTGTAAGTTGATGAAACGGAGTGAATGACATGACTACTTTCGATTTCCAAGACGGCAACGGTCCAGTTCCAGCACATCAACACCCAAATGGCAGTGGCTGGGTCGCTGATACTGCTACTGTCGATGAAACTGCCTATGTTGGACCGAATGCCCGAGTTTTTGGCAATGCTAAGGTGTTTGATGATGCTAAGGTGTCTGACAATGCTCTGGTGTCTGACAATGCTCGGGTGTCTGGTAATGCTCAGGTTTATGGCAATGCTCGGGTGTTTTGGGATGCTGAGGTGTTTGGTAATGCTGAGGTGTTTAACAATGCTAAGGTGTCCGGTAATGCTCTGGTGACTGATAATGCTGTGGTGTCTGGCAATGCTCATGTGGCTGGCAATGCTCATGTGACTGGCAATACGTGGGTATCTGGTGATGCTAAGGTGTTTGGTGATGCTAAGGTGTTTGGTTATGCTGAGGTGTTTAGTAATGCTAAGGTGTCTGGTTATGCTGTGGTGTCCGGTAACGCTCTGGTGTCTGGTGATGCTAAGGTGTCTGGCAATGCTCATGTGACTGGCAATGCTAAGGTGTCTGGTGATGCTAAGGTGTCTGGTGATGCTTGGGTGTCTGGCAATGCTAAGGTGTCTGGTGATGCTAAGGTGTCTGGTAATGCTCGGGTTTATGGCGATGTTATGGTACGTGGTTATGCCTTGGTCTCTGGCAATGCTCGGGTATTTAACGATGCTGAAGTGTCTGGTTATGCTAAGGTGTTGAGTTAAAAAAATAAAAAAAGTGCTTGACATTAGATTTCATGTGAACTATATTAAGTTTGTAAGTTGAAGTCGAGTACTTATAAATAGAACGTTCAAATGTGGGTCTCTGACAAATACGTAGAGCACGCCCCGGCTCGATGATCGTGTCATGCTAGCATTTGGCTGCCAGGGGTTGAGATTTTCCGGAATCTCATACGGGCCTCCCTGGCAGTTTTTTTGTAAAAAGTTCTTGACATTTGTTTTCATATGAATTATATTAAGTTTGTAAGTTGATGAAAGAGAGTGAATGAAATGAGCATGATTAAGTTTGAGACGACCCATTACAAATCGATTGATATTGCAGACTCTTGGGTATCGACTAATACTCAATGGGAAATCATCATCATCAAAAATATCAAAGACAAATACGAGCTATGGTTAGAAGATGATACGAAAGGTTATCGTGATAATGAACTTGTAGGTATCTATGATACGTTTGATATCGCAGTTCTAAATGCTCAAACCATTGTTGATGTGTATGAGCCTTCTCAGGGTAACATCGACGATTGGACCCCACAAGCCCGTGGATGGTGTATGTAAGTTGGTTTTGAGGTTTTTCAGAACTTCAAACAAGATTTCCGTGGTATTTTTTGTAATAGGAAGAAGCTTACCAGAAACATTTGACTTTCTTATGATTGTTGATACTGATTGTGTTGGATTAGTAGCATATAAAGATATCAACGCTGTTAGTAATGGTGATGCTTTAAAAGCAAGTATTCCTTACGAAAACTTGGCAATAGTTGTAAAAAACGATATGAAACTTACCAAGTCAAAAGACATTGATATCTTAGAAAAATTAGATACATTGTTAGATGATATTATTTCGGAGTATAGTTATTAATGACCATTCACACAGTTTATAATCAAGATTGTATTTCTGGTATGCGTGATTATGTTAAGGACGGATCAGTGGATTTAATATTCACTGATCCTCCTTATGGTATCAATGGTGATAAACTAGATGACCATCATTATCATAGAGATGATAGCGATATTGTTTCAGGATATGTAGAAGTTCCCATTGAAACATACGGCCAGTTTAGTAAAGATTGGATATCTGAATGTGCAAGATGTTTACGACCAGGTGGTAGCATTTATATTGTGAGTGGTTACACTAATTTACATCATGTACTAAATGCACTACACGCAACTGACTTACAAGAAGTTAACCATATTATTGCAAAATATTCATTTGGTGTTAGCACTAAGAAGAAATGGGTCAGCAGTCATTATCATGTGTTGTTCTGGCAAAAGCCAAACAAAGGAAAACTAACTCGTGTGTTTAATACAAATGTGTATTATACCGATCAAAAAGATAGTTATCACGATAGACTAACAGTACAGGATATGCAAAGGGCACATAATCCTGGTAAAGCAAAAAATAAAAATCAATTGAATGAAAATTTTATTGAAAAGTTTATTCTGTATAGTAGTAACAGAGATGATCTTGTTATGGATCCTTTTTGTGGTGGCTTTACTACAGCCAGAACAAGTTTAAGATATGGTAGAAACTTTGTAGGATTTGAAATGAATAAAAATGCGTGTGATGTATTTTTACCCACACTAGACAAAGTGGAACAAAAGGCAGACCCTATTCCAGTCAGTCCCGATCCTAAAGAACTTGCTAAACGTGAAAAAATGAGAGAAGGTTGGCGTAGAGAGAGAAAAAGCAAGAAAGACAAAAAAAATAATAATACAATTGAAAAGTTTTTTACAAAATGTGCAAAAAGTGCTTGACATAGACCGAAACTTTTTGTATTATATAAATACGATGAATGTTGTTGATAGGAGACTACGGTGAAAAATCACATTGCTAAAGACTTACGGACACCTAAGTACCGTAAACGTTTGGTTGTCTCTAAAAAGCAATACACACGCAAACTTAAACATAAGGGTATTTGAAAATGAAAAACTATGTGAAAATTCTAGCCGTAAGTGCTGTGGCTCTGTCTCTCGGCGCTTGTAATGTTGCAACGATTGCTCCTATGGCTGGCACTGTTCTTGGAGGTGCTGGAGGCGGGGTTCTCGGGAATCAATTTGGCAAAGGCAAAGGCAAGACTACCGCTACAATTGGTGGTGCTCTTCTAGGCGGAATTGTTGGCAATAAGGTTGGTCAACACGTTGCTGTTCCTTACCAAAATCGTAAAGCGATCAATGGCAACACGATGGGCATTCATCGCAACACTTCGAACATCGGTCGAAACAGCCACCGTATCGACATGAACGGTCAACGTATTGATGATATGCACAGCAATGGTAATGGTGGTGGATATATCATTAACAATGGTTCCGGTAGTTCCATGAGTAATTATGGTTGCTCAGTCCGAAACAATTACGTTGTGTGTAATTCAAATTAAGGTATTCGAAAAACGAATACCTGCCCAGCAAAAATAATATATCTATTTTTACACATTCTCGTATAAATAGATATAATAAAGAACTGTCTGGAAGTTTGCTATATCCATAGAAGCTTTCAGACAGTTCTTACTTTTTAATAATTTGACATGCCTAATGGGTGTCAATAATTCAACCTTGCTTACATAGGAGGTAAAAGCAATGACTAAACATATGTTCAATTTAACAGACTTTCCAATGTTCGTCGGTTTGGATCGGGTCTATGACCAGATGTTAAAACACGCGGACTCTATGAGTATGTCAAAGACTATTCCTAATTTCCCCCCATATAATATTCGTAAAGTAGATGATAACAAGTACACCGTAGAAATCGCTGTCGCTGGATTTTCAAAGTCTGATATCGATATCGAAATCGATGGAGACACCCTAAAGATTACTGGTAACTCTGCTTCTGTCGATGACGAAGATAGTTTCTTGTACCGAGGGATTGCCAATCGTGCCTTCTCTCGCACATTTAACTTGGCAGATACAATTGAAGTTAAGGATGCCTCTCTCGTAAACGGAATGTTAAAAGTATTTCTTGAAAACATTATTCCCGAGAATAAACAACCCCGCAAAATGAATATCAAAGAGGAGCATCCAACACATGAAACTGCTGAAGGCAATTATTAAATCCCTTGCCACTCCATGGGAAGTGAAATATCTTTCAAACTCAGTAGATCACCACGACTTTGAACTTAGACGCAAAGAAATTGAACGTGTTCGAAACTATAGAACTTACAACGCACTACACAGAGGGTATCTATAATGGAATTTCTAACACAGTCACCTGACACAATTTTCTTTGCTGGTATGTTTGGAATGTTCTTTGTACTAACCACAATTTCAGCGGTTGCACATAGAATTTTCTCTTGACATATGGTCTAATATCAAGTATCATAGGGGAATGGTGTAATATCCATTCCCCTTTTTTGTATATGGAGAAAAATTATTTTTTATTCAAACATTGATAGATATGGAAACAATCTACTGATTCGTGGCGTGAAAAACAATAAGAGATTTCAAACAAAATATAAGTTTGAACCGAAATTTTATGTTACTAATCCTGATGGTGATTGGAAGACTCTTGACGGTAAGAGGGTCAGTGAAGTGGCTCCTGGT